TTTACAGCCGCAGGATCAACGTATTTGAATTTGCTTGATCGAGTTTTACCTATATTAGATAACGAAGGCTGGAGTGTTGAGCTTGTTGATAACAGAATTAAACATAGTTTCGAGTTTGAGCAAGTTACCGAAGACACTTTTTCTGGCATTACTTGGCCTAAAGGACATGTTGCAGAAGGACAATCTATTAAACTTAGAGATTACCAGATAGAATGTATTAATAGGTTCCTTGCTAACCCGCATGGTGTACAAGAAATAGCAACAGGTGCAGGTAAGACATTAATGACAGCCGCATTGAGCTTAATGTGCGAGCCTTACGGTAGAACGTTGGTAATTGTACCTAACAAAGATTTAGTTAAGCAGACTCAAGAAGATTATATTAATTTAGGTTTAGATGTTGGTGTATTTTTTGGTGATGAAAAGGATGCAAATCATAAACATGTTATTGCTACATGGCAAAGCATAAATTCTTTAATTAAAAGATATAAAGATGGTAAGAGTAATGTTAGTATTGATATCTTAACAGATGATTTAATTTGTGTTATGGTAGACGAAGTACACATGGCAAAAGCAGATGTACTTCGTACAATGCTAACAGGTCCTTTTGCAAATATTCCTATTAGGTGGGGTTTAACAGGTACAATACCTAAAGAAGAACACGAATATATTAGTTTAATTTGTAGCCTAGGTGGAGTATTACATAGGCTACAGGCAAGCGAACTTCAAGATAAAGGTGTTCTGTCAAATTGCAATGTTAAGATATTGCAATATCAAGATAGTGTTGAATATAATAACTATCAAGAAGAACTGTCGTTTCTTACTACTAACAAGGAACGTATGACAGAGATAGCAAAGAAGATGGATACGATTAGTGATACAGGAAATACGTTGATATTAGTAGATCGGATTAAAACAGGTCAGATGCTAGAAGAAATGCTACCTGATTGTGTATTTGTATCTGGATCAATGAAAAGTAAAGATCGTAAAGCAGAATATAATGAAGTGCAGACACTAGACAATAAGATTATTGTTGCAACATACGGAGTTGCAAGTGTAGGCATTAATATACCTCGTATTTTTAACCTAGTATTAGTAGAACCGGGTAAGAGCTTTGTAAGAACTATTCAAAGTATAGGTAGAGGTATAAGAAAAGCAGAAGACAAGGACTTTGTACAGATATGGGATATTACTAGCAATGCAAAGTTCTCAAAAAGGCATCTAGGAAAACGAAAGAAGTTTTACGACGAAGCAAATTACCCACACGAAACACAGAAGGTAAAATATTAATGAACATTTTAACAGTAGACAATGAAACATATGATTTAGATAGACTTCCAACTGAAGTAGACGGAGATTTAAGGTATAGTGTATTAGATTATAGCAATGCCCAGGATGTAGACTATCTCTTTATACCTTTGGTATTCTTAGAAAGTTTTTCTTGCCCAGCCGCCGTGCTAAGGATTGGAGAAGCTGAAATTAAAATGCCATTAGACTGGAGTCTAATTATAGGAGAACCAGATCACGGAGAACCTGAGATTGTAAATATAATGAGTTTGAATGACAGAGGCTTTAATGCATTTGAGTTTAATCCAGTAACTGGGTATAAGGCAAATTGGGTTCCGGTAGAAATTGTAAATGTATACCAAGAAGTAAAATGGTATGTTCCTAAATTAAAGTTTGGTCATATTTTGACTGTACCATTGAACTCTGGTAAAGGATCTCCTTGTACATTTTTTCTCAAAGAGTCAACAAAGGTTCCTGAAGTACTTGACCTTAACAAGATTTGGTTTTAAATAGTATTATGCCAGCAAAGAAAAAAGCATCAGCAGTACATAAAGTTAATATACATGAGATAATGAATGCAATTGATTATCGTAATGGCAATTATTATACTGACTTAGATGATGAAAGTAAGAAGTCTGTTAGTACATATATGGCACAACGTTGGGCGAGCCAGGTACAAGGATCGCAGGAAATACAGGAACATTACTTGCTAATGGTTAACGATTTAAGCAATATTGATTATATTGCAACTACTAGCGGACATGAAGAATTACGTTATAGAGTTTTAGCATTGATTGGATTGGGACAAAAATTAAGGCATGAATTTGTTCCGCCTAAAGGAGCAAAAAAAGATAAACTCAGAGAATGGCTTTTAGAGTTATTGCCTCATTGTAATGATGACGAGGTAGAATTGTTTAGAGAAATTAACGACTCATCGGTTCTACAGGATATTGCAACGGCTAAAAACACGCCAGATAAAAAGTTAAAGGATTTGTTTAAATAAGCATGGGAAACGAATATCAGTGTAAATACTGTATGAAGAAGTTTGCTAGGGAACGTACTCTATCAAGCCATATGTGTGAAAAGAAAAGAAGGTGGATGTCAATAGATGAACCTTCATCTAGAATTGCTTTTCAAGTTTGGTACGACTTCATGAAGTATGTTGCTCCACAGACAAAGAAGGAAAGAAGCACAGACGATTTTATTCGTAGCCCAGATTATATAGGTTTTGTAAAGTTTGCTAATTACATTATAGAACTTAGACCCAATGAAACAAATAAATTTATTAAATGGTTGTTTAAGCATAGTGTTAAACTTAGTAACTGGAATAAGAGAGAAACGTATTCTCTTTATATACAAGAAAGTAGTAAGACTGAAACGGTTGAACGAGCAGTAGAACGCATGGTGTTGTTAATGAAGTCATGGAGCGAAGAAACCGGAAATTCTTGGGAACAATACTTCCAGGAGGTACCAACAGCAACAGCCGTGAATTCGATAGTCATGGGAAGAATTAGTCCTTGGATCATATATTCGTCTAAGTCTGCACAAGATTTATTAGATAGAATGGAACCAGGACAATTAGAGACGATAACAGGGAGCATAGACACAGAATGGTGGACAAGAAAAATCCAAAAGAGCCAGACGGAAGTGACTTGGTGCAACAAAATTTTGAATTAAAACAACATGTTGATAATTTAGAAAAGCTAGAAACTAGAATTATGCTTTTTGACGAAAAACTTAGTTTATTAGCAAAAGAAATGATTGATATGAAGAACAGACAAGAAGAGCTAATACAGATTATTAAGCAGGGACTAAGATGAGTAGGCCAGACGTAGATATCGACTTTGGTAACCGAGAAGAATTATTGCATATACTAGATGGAGTTCCTGCGATGATTTCTACTAACCAAGGTGCAACTAAACATAAGACTGGAGTATACTTTCATCCAGTTTCAGTTGATCCATTTACTGGTTGGTGCAACCTAGATCATAAAGAAGCAGAAGATGTAGGGTTCTTTAAGTTAGACTTGCTTAATGTAAGTTTTTATTCTAAAGTAAAAGATAAAGAACAGTTAGATAAATTAATTGCTAAGGAGCCTATTTGGGAGTTATTAACACATGATGATTTTTCTAGTCAGCTCTTGCATGTCAACGGACACGGAGATATACTTCGTGCAACAACTCCAACTTCTATTGAACAATTAGCCGCAGTATTAGCAATGATACGTCCTGCAAAACGTTATCTTATAAACAAGAATTGGGATACTATAATGAAAGAGGTTTGGGTAAAACCTAAAACCGATGAATATTTCTTTAAGAAATCTCATGCAACAGCCTATGCTATTATGATTGTAGCACAGATGAATCTACTATGCGAAGAACTAACTAATCCATCTTCTTAACAAGACTAATTTGACGTCTTTTAGTTCTTTTTACAATTACATTTTCTAAACTAGTTAAATGTCCAGCCAACATTTCAAAATCTTTGGTGGCATATGTTTGTAAGCAATATGAAAAGTTTTTCATTGTAGTTCTAAGAACAATATTAATTGGTAGTAACCGATTACTTCCCCACCACCATTCTTCACCTGCTTCAATAAATGCTAATTTCTCTTCTGATGTTTTTAAAAGGTCATACCGGTATACTGTAACAACAGTATTATCGCTATTTTGTATGATTCCGACAATTTCCTTATCTGCATAGCGAACTAAACTCATAAAAGGGAATTCTTCTAAAAATTGCTGTATTTTTGTATCCATATTACTACTTCTATTTAGTAGGAGGACCAGCCGGTTGTTTGTCGTAACTGATAAATAAACATATGGGAACATTAAACTCAACAGTCGCGAAAGCAAACTTAAACTATGCAGGTGCTGGAACCGGTGCTTCGTTAACAAGACATCATGCTTCTTATACAGATAGAACTATTAGGTGGTTTCAAGGAGTTGATAATCTATTAGATTTAACAATTTCTGGTAGTGATAGACGACCATTAAGTCTGCTACACAAAGAAGTCATGCTTATCCTATGGGATAACTACACCAGCACAACTATATTTAAAAGACGTGCAATTCCAACAGTAGCAGAAAACGGAGAAGCAAGATTAACCATTTATGCAAGAGATTTAATGACCTCACCACCAGGACGTTATATGTTAAGTGCTACAATAGTAGACGGTAGAGGTCTTGAAACAGCATTAACATGGGATCGTTCACAACGGGCTCATTGGGACGTTGAAATTATGGAGGCAGTAGTGCCAATAGGTAGATCTACCTTTGAAATTACAGAATGGCCTCAAGCAGTAACAGGAACAGATTCGTTTGCAAGTTCATCTACAAACGGTCCATCATATTATAGAAAAGATACCAGTCTATTTTCATCAGCAATATATGCAAGTAACTTTACTGGAACAGTTATACTTCAAGGTACTTTAGATGATGTAATCACTGAAGATACTTTATGGGCAGATTTGGTTCCTCAAGATTCAAACACTCCGATAATTACATATACAGGATTCACAGGAATTGATCCATTCAATTATTATGCAGGCGTAAGATGGCTTCGTACAATAATCACAACAGATGTCACTAATGCTGGTACATTAGATAAAATCCTAATTAGAGTATAAAATGAAATTTAAAAAACGTGAATTAACAGACCTCGAGAACCGTCTGGTGGCTTTAGCTACGATACCTACATCTTTAGGAATATATTATCTATTTCTTTTGTATATAATACCTTGGTTGTATGAACAATGGCCTATATTACAACATTACTTTTCAATGAAAATAGATCAAAACGGAATACATTTCTCTTGACATTCACCCAATAATATACTATAATAGTATTATGAATGTTGTAGAGTCTACACTCCGAGGTAATCTTCCTCCTTTAAAAACAAATAGTAGCGGTTGGCTGACTATGAATTGTCCTATGTGCATTCACAACGGAGAAAGCCGTCCTGATTCAAAAGGAAGAGGCGGTTGGCGTTTTGATAATGACAAAACAGCATACCATTGTTTTAACTGTGGGTATACAACTGGTTGGCGACCTGGAAGTAAGTTAGGTTTCAAGTTAATTAAGTTGATGCGAATATTAGGCATTGACGAAGCTGAAATACAACGACTTAAAATTTTGTTATGGGATCAAGTTATTGAGGAAGTAGCAGAAGAAGAACAAGAAGTGTTTAATAAGGAATGGCCAGAAATTCCATATCCTTTTGAACTAACAGATTTAAGAGACGAGGCTGTTGAGTACCTAACAGGTAGAGGTATATTTGAATTAGCAAAGTGGGAGCAAACAGATCAAATAGGAATGAAACAACGTATTATTTTACCTTATACAGATAATTCAAAAGTAGTTGGTTATATGGCACGTTGGATAGGCGATCCTCCTAAAGGAACTGCTAAGATGTTAAGAAAGTCTCCAGATGAATTTGTTTTTAATTTAGATAAGCAACCAAAGAAACGTAAATATACAATAGTATGCGAAGGTGAATATGATGCCTTAGCAATAGGCGGTGTTGCCATACTATCTAATAAAATTAGCAAATATCAAGCACAACTAATTGAGGATTTAGATACAGAACCGGTAATGTTAGCAGACAAAGATCCAGGTGGCAAGTCGTTAGTTGAAGATGCAATTAATTTAGGATGGAATGTTAGTTTTCCAGACTGGCCAGCAGGAATAAAAGATGCAAATGAGGCAATATTGCATTTTGGAAGAGTAGCAACCTTGCAAAGTATATTAATGGCGATTGAACACTCGCCTTTGAAGGTTAAATTATTAATGAGGAGATGGTGTGTATAGTTTAACGTTGATCTGGAAAGAAGGACAAAATGATAATGCCTTTTGGGAAGAGGTAATCTTATGGATGACTACAGAATTTGGGTTACCCTCATATAAAGTAAGTAATTGGAAGGCTAGACCAATAACACGTTGGGCATATCAATCATCGCTAGACGAGATGAGATTTAAATTCCGTAATAAAGAAGACCAAATGTTAGCAAAACTTAGATGGGGCAATGATGGCTGAAGATGAAATTAAAGAATATAGTTACGAATTACAGAAACTTTTTTTAGAGTTTCTTATTTCTAGCAGGGACTTGGCGGCTAGGTGTAATAATGTATTAGATCCAGAATACTTTGATCGTAGATTGCGACCAGCGGCAAAATTTATTAAAGAATACATTACAGAACATAGTAACGTACCTGATGCAAAACAACTTTCAGCAATTACTACTATAGAAATACAGGAAATTGGCGATAAAGCAGAAGAACATAAAAATTGGTTCTTAGATGAGTTTGAAGGATTTTCTAGACATAAAGCACTAGAAGGTGCAATTTTAACTAGTGCTGATTTGCTTGAAAAAAGTAATTATGGAGAGGTTGAAAATTTAATTAAGTCCGCAGTACAGGTTGGCCTTCCAAAAACATTTGGCACAAATTACTTTGAAAATCCTAAGTCCAGATTAGAAGGGCTTAAAGATGCAAATGGACAGTTAACAACCGGTTGGGCAACTGTTGATAATAAGCTATATGGTGGATTTAATAGAGGAGAACTAAACATTTTTGCAGGTGCATCTGGTGCTGGTAAGAGTTTGTTTCTGCAGAACTTAGGATTAAACTGGGCAAAAGCAGGATTGAATACTGTCTACTTTAGTTTGGAGTTAAGTGAGGGGTTGTGTTCTATGAGAATGGATGCAATGCTAACCGGAACATCTACTAGAGATGTTTACAAGAAAATTGATGATATTGATTTAAAAGTTCGCATGATTGGAAAGAAAGCAGGATGTTTACAGATTGTACAGTTACCAAATAGTGTTACTGCCAACGATCTATTAGCATGGATTAGAGAGTTTCAAACACAAAGGAAAGTACAAGTTGATGCAATACTTGTAGATTACTTAGACTTAATGATGCCAGCAGGACAAAAAATTAGTGTTGCTGATTTATATATTAAAGATAAGATTGTTAGTGAGGAATTGAGAAACTTAGCAGTTACTGAAAATCTATTATTTGCAACTGCATCGCAGTTAAACAGAAGTGCAGTAGAAAGTGTTGAATTTGACCATAGTATGATTGCTGGTGGTTTAAGTAAGATACAAACAGCAGATAATGTGTTTGGTATCTATAGCACTCCTAGTATGCGAGAAAGAAATAGAGTACAACTACAGTTTATGAAGACAAGAAGCAGTAGTGCAGTAGGACAAAAACTTGAATTAGACTTTGATCCAACAACATTACTAATTTCTGATTTAGCAGAAGATGCTGAACCGGTTGCAAGTTCAGCAACTACGGTGTTTAATAAATTGCATAAAACATCTAGTACAATAGTTTCGCCAGCAGAGCAACCACAAGCAACATCTTCTTCTGTTAATAGGGATAAACTTAGAGGATTAGGATTAACGAGAGATGTCTAAATTTTCTTTTTCATCTCTTGGCGGAATAACATCTGGAGTTTCTTCAGCAGTCTCACCGTCATCAAATTCTACATTTGGATCGTCTTTAGCATCTGATGTTGCAGATAGGTTATAATTCTGAATGGTATTTCTTAATCTAATAGTTAATGCGGCATCATCAGCAATAATATCAGCCATTGCTATAAAAGCAACTGTAATTAATTTCATTTCGCTTGTTCCCATAGGAGCACCACTTCGCATTTTGTTTAGTGCTTGTACAAACCTAGATTGTAATTCATCACTAACTAAAGGTCTTAATGTAATTTTTAAGCGATTTAATTCAGTAGTAGTAATGTCATGGGATACATTGCCTGTTGTTTTTGATACTTTTTCCTTAGGAGGATTGTTACCAACTGATCCGTCAGCACCTGGTGTTGACGAAAAATCTTCGTTAATAACAGATAAACGATTAATAAATTCACGTATTTCTTGGGCAGATGTCATGTTTTCAAATGTCTCCTATGAATGTATTTACCATAAATAGAGTTACTATGCAAATAAAAACTAAATCAATTCTAGAAGAAATTACAACGATTGTTCCTAAAAAGGACAAGCATTTAATGGTAGAAGGTCTTGCAGTACAAGCTCTTGCTAGAATATCAAACTTGATGAGGGTCATTGAAACTTCATATCCGCCGGATCAAGCACAAGATTTAACTAGACGTTTGCAACTAGCTATTAAAAATGGAGATCCTAAGAAGTTCACTCGAGGTGTTAGGATAATTAAAGAAAACGAAAATAAATAAACAAAATGAAGATTAAAGACTTAAATGAAAATGATAACTTTCAGATTGACGAAGGCGTATTTGGCGATTTAGCAAAACGAGTAGTTAACAAAACAAAAGATGTTGCTAACGGTGTTGGACTTGCTGTTCGCGGACAAGGAGCCAACGAGTTTGCTAAACTTACTAACCTAATTGATCAAAAAGCAGTACAGATGTTTAATACTGCTAGACCAGGCGAAAAAGATGCAACTGGTAAAGACTTACCTTTAGGTGATATCGTAAAGATGGTTGGTAAAGCAATTATGCAGGCAACTAACAATGCAGTTGGTACAAAACAGTTATTAGTTTATATCAAAGAAAATAAAAGAGAAATTATTAAGAACGTTAATGTAGCAGATAGAGGCGCCGCTGGAGCAGATCAAATGATTCAGTTAATGTTACAAGGTGGTAGTGCTACAGCACCTGAAGGCTTTGGTGTTGAAGAATGTGTTAGATCAATTTCATTGATTTTTTCTGTTACATTTTTACATATGCAAATCGAAATGGGACAACCTGGACAAGATCAACAGGCAGGCGGACCTACACAAACACCAAGTGAAGCTGAAAAGGCAATGGATGATAACCCAGAGTACCAAACAGAATTAAAAACATTCGAACAATTAACTACTAAACTTGCCGGAGAGTTATATACACCTGGTAATGCATTCTTAGCAAACATACAAGCAAATAATGAATTTCCTGCAAAGCAAGAAGCATTTATTGTTGGATATGCAACAGCCGTTAAAGCAAAATACTTTAATGCAGATTTAAAAGCATTGGAAACTGCCGCAAACTCAACTACACCAGAATCAGTTATTGACGACAACCAATGGAGAGCATCTTTCTTTGGACATATTTCTCCGCAAGTAGCTCAGCAAGTACAACAAAATGCAGACGTTACATCAGCAATACAAACTTTTAAAAATGATTTAGATTCTATTACTACTTCTTTTGCTAAATTAGCATTTATTGAAAAGACAGCAAACGAAGTAGCAAATGTTGACGCAACAATGAAAAAATTAATTGACTGGGTTGAAAAAGCAATTTCGCTTATTAAGACATTACAATTAGGTAAAGCAGGCGGAGGAGCAACAAGTGCTACAACACCACAAGCTGGTAAACCTGATGACGAAGAAGTTTCTAGTACTACTCAAGGTGGTCCAATGGACGATCCAAATCTACCTAACTGGGAAAAGGTTAAAATGGGATATGATGCATTAGATGCACAAGGGCAAGAAGCATTAGTAAAGGCATTGTTTAACAAATGAAAATAAAAAATATAAACAAAAGAACAGCATTACTTGAAAGTGTATGTTATGATTTAGATAAAGAGCAACGATATATTGTTGAAGGAGTAGTATCAGCCTGGGACGATTTACTTGAGGTTGAGTTAAGACAAGATCAAATCAATAACTTATTTCCTTTAGTACAAAAGTTATCAGACGAAACAGGTAAAAATAGAACGGCAGTAGGATTAACAAAAGATAAAATTGTAGATACAACAAAAGCCGCCAATGAATATTTAAATAAAGTTGGAAAATTATTACAAGATACAAAACCAGTAGAAAATTTTGATAATAAATTTGAAAAATTAAAAACAGATATTAAAACTAAACTAGGTGCAGATAGCAAAATTACTACTGGGATAGAAAATTTAGGCAAATATGCTAAAATGAACCCTGGTAAAACAGCATTCGCTATTGGTGTTATGACTGCCTTAGTTGGTATTTCAACTGGTGGAAGTGCAATAGCTATTGGTGTTGCCGCTACACTCTTAAAAGGTTCTGTTGAAGTACTCAAAGGAGAGAAATTATCTACCGCTGTTGGAAAAGGATTAAAGACAGGTGTTATTTCTGGACTTGCCGCAGGTGCATTTAATGCAGTTGGCGATTGGTTGTCAGGTTTACAGGCAGAGGTTGTACCATTTGAAGGATTAGATCAAATTACTTTTGATGTATCAGGTACAGATGTAATGCCAGGATTTGAATGGAAAGGCTCTATGAGTTTTGAGAATCTAACCGTTCTTCCTTCTGATGCAGATTTAGCTGGACAGTTAGTAGCAGAGTTTGCTAAAGGAGATGCATCAGCATTTGATGCCTTAGCAGAATTGGCAAAGAAGTCGTTTACACCAGAGTATACAGAGCAAATGGCACAATTTGTATCAAATGCAAAAGACATTGCTTTACAAAATGATGCAACTTATCAAGCCATTGTACAAATTCAACAAGGAATAGCATCAGCCGCCGGCGGTGCAGTAGCAGGTAAGAGTGTAAGTGATGATAGAGGAGAAGATCAACAAGAGTTATTTCAATCGTATACTAATAATGGAATTTTATTAACAGAAAGAAGAATTGAAAGATTGTTTGATACTGTAGGGTATTACAATACAAATCCAAATATTGAATTTTTAGGCGAAGGACCAGTTTGGGATACCATTAAGAAAGATGCTATTGCAAAAGCAAAAGAACTTGCTAAGCCAACTGTAGATAAAGCTAAAACAGTTAGCGGAAATACAATGAATGTTGTTACAGCAGATAAACTTAAAAAAGCATGGAAGACAGCAGGAAGTCCAACTGACAGTGAAGTGCTTGCAAGGTTCTTAGAAAAAAATAAAGTATCTCCTGACGTTATTGCAAGTGCCTATAAAGATTTAAAACTTCCAGATCCAAATGACGATTCGTCACCAGAAGAAAAAGAAGAGAAGGAGTTAGCACTCCGTAAAACTCCACAGATGAAAGACGGACAATATGAGTTAGATCTTGCTTCATTGCCACCAGCAGTAAGGCAAGCAACAAGCAATTTATGGGACGAGTTTAATAAACTTACTCCACAGGAACAAGAAAAGTTTAAAGCAGATCTAAAGAAATCGGAAAATATAACATGAAGATAAATGAAGTTATAATACAACATAAAAAAGTAATAACAGAAGCAAAAGCAAGAATTGATCATCCTGAAGATATTATCTTTGATGACAACGGAACACAAGGTGCAATGAGAGCTCTTGATGCGATGGTACATGCTTCGCAAAATCACGGAGAGACAACTTCAATCAAATGGGACGGAAGCCCAGCAGTAATTTTTGGATGGATGGATAAAAATTCTTTTATTGTAACAGATAAAGCAGGCATGGGTGCAAAGAAATATAACGGAAAGCCTACTAGTGCCGCAGATGTACAGTCTATGATTTTTAACAGAAGGCCAGACGAAGAAGGTAGGCAGTATTATGCAAATAAGTTTGCAAGCATATATGAACTGTTAAAGAAGGCAACTCCAAAGAGTCTAGTTGGCCAAATGATACAAGGTGATTTACTTTATATGAGTGCTGATGATATTGTTCATACAGACGAAGATGTTACATTTGGTCCAGTTAAAGTTAGATATACAATTGACAAAGATAATCCAGTAGGTGCTAGAATTGCCAAAAGCCAATGTGGTATAGCAGTACATAGTGTTTATGATTCTGTTGAATCTGCTAGTGCCGCAGACGGAGAACCATCACCGGTAACTCCTAAATCTTTAGGATTGAAGGATAGTCCAAAATTAGTAATATTTGGTCCAGAAACACAGATACCAACAGATACTGAAATTTCATTACCGATGTCAGAAGTAGAATCCTTAAGAAACTTAATTAAAAGCGGTCCAGCACAACTAATTGATGATATGTTAGATCCGTTTACTATGGGTAGTCTTAAAATAGCAAACTTACCAGAATTATTTAAAAAGTTTGTAAACTTTAAAGCCAGAGGCGGAGAAGATATTGGCTCTGCACCTGAATTAGCAAATGAATTTATCAAATGGATCGAAGGTCCAGCAGGATTAACAGACAATAAGAAGAAAAATGTGTTATCGCACCTAGAACAATATAAAGCACCTTTTGAAATGGCTTGGCGTATTGTTTCTGCACTAAGTAATATAAAGCATACAATTAAGGATCAGTTAGATACTCATGTAACTGGAATTAGAACAAACAAAGGCCACGAAGGTTTTGTATCTGCTACACCGCATGGTAAGATTAAATTTGTTAATCGACCAAACTTTATGAAGAAGGACTAAAGACATGGCTGAAAAGTATACAGCAACTGAATGGGCAACAATGGAAGGTGGGCATACCGTAGAACCTCTTACAGAAGATTCGTTTTCTTTTATCAAAGATAATTGTAACGAAAGTAAAATGTTTCGAAACACACATCTTAATTCTTTGACATTAAGAGATGCAGTTGATGCCGCCTTTTTAAATATGACAACATTGTATATGTTATCATGTGAATTTGAAACTGCTCCGTTTGCTCAAGATTATGCTAGAAAAAGTATGATATTTGGAAACTTTAGTCAAAGTCGTGTTAGTTCAACTGATTTATACCAAGCATTACATATGTCAATATACAAAGACACTACACAGGGAGGAAAACTTAAAGCACCTGAGCAAAATGCCGCTTTAAGAGTTAGACTTCATATCAACGAAAAGATGGTTAAAGACTTTTTAAGAGGTATTGCATCCGGACGTTTAGATAAAACAACTGCAAAAAGACTTATGTATAGGCTTGAAAGCCAAATGAATATTACTATTAGTAACTATAAAAGTTTACGCAGGTTAATTACAGATTGGGAGCATCTTACTACCTTCCAAAAGCAAACCTGTGTAACTAGATTACTACAGTATTATAGAACAAGAGGCAGACGTAGTGATATATTTGCAACTCTTTCAACCTTTGCTAATCATAAGTCATGGGAATTAAAAGCAAAAGATAATGCAGAAGTTAAAGCAGTAGGACCGGCAAACGCAGTACACGGTACTAGTTCTTCTAAAAACTTTATATCAAGTATTGCAAAGGTAGGCGGTGCTGGAGTAGCAGGTTATGCCGCGGCGAGATTACTTGGCCGACTAAGGTAGTAAAATGACAGCAGTTAGTAAAAGATCTTGGAGTATTCCTGGCTCTCATTTTGGTGGAGACCCAGAATTCTATTCTTGTTGGACGTTATATGATATAAGCAATGACGAAGGACAATCATCAGAAAATTTAGAAAAACTTATGGGTATTGCAACAGTAAGATCTCAGCCTATTCTTGCTGGAGTAGAAATGATTATTGACCAAGATATCACAAACGGGCTATTTGGCAGTAAGTTTTCAGGAAAACATAATGTATGGACTTACAAATGGATTGTTGACAAAGTAGGTATCATGACAGAAGACACACTTAACAAAGAAGCACATGGACTTACTATGCATGTAGGGTTACAAGAAACTGCTAAGTTAACTAAGCAGATATATACCAGGGGTGTTAATACAAACATGTTCTTTGTCCGGCATGATTCCTTATAAAGTCATAAATATCTAGTAAACAAAAACATAGAATCAAACAACTCATACTGGCTCACATTGGCACTTTACGGACACTAAGCAGACTAACCTGCAAGAGCAACCCAGTCTATATTGCACTCAGTAAAGATAACAATAATGAATAAAAAAATTAAAGTAGTATCCGGTGAGGCCGAGAATTTACAACTTCATGTTGAGCTATGTGCTGAACGTTATAATCGTATGGAAGAGAAATTCACTGGTTTAGAAAACAGATTAGATTATCTCCAAAACGACTTCACAGAATTAAAAGAAAAAGCCGATTCAAATTTTAATGACCTAAAAGACTTAATCCACCAAACTGCTAATAAGAGATTTAACACCATGGTTACAACTACTGGTACTGTAATTGTTGCCTTAATAGGTATGCTAGGTTATATAATTATTAATAACTAGTATTGGAGGCTTTAATGGAGATTTTAGTAGAATCAAGAATAGTATGGGCAAGATCCGGTAACAAGGTAAAACGTAAAATACGTTGTACTACCGGTAAACGTCGTGGCCGTATTGTCAGCACAGTCGGAGCCTGTAATAAAAGAATAGATATTAAAAAGAGGTATATCTTTAAACGTGCAAAGCAACGTTTTAAGTCTAGAATGTCTATTAAGCGTCAAAGAACAAAACGTTATAATCCAATTTCGAGAAGAGTCAGACGATTAAACAGGCAAAAAGGGCATCGTAACCCTATTAGGCCAGGAATTGGACGTAAAACAACGATAAAAAGAAAATAGTTATATAGTCTTATTTGGCTAAATAAAACAATAAACAGATACCAGGAGGTTTAATATGAAGTTTAACGATATTTCCAATAATACAAGTCCAGCCCAAGCCGCTCGTGACGCATTATTGAAGCAAAGCATTGAGATCGATGAATCAGTTCAAGGATCCAAGCTAAGAGATCACTTAGGGGATCTACAAAAAGAACTTGATACATTATCAAGCAAAGGTGGAGAAGAATACACTCGTGCAGTTTTACATAAAGCAGTCTATGAAGATTTAGCAAATGTAGATGCGGAGCCTATTTTTGAAGCAGAGCTTGGTGACGAAGATATTGAGCAAGCAGAAATTATTATTGCCGCTAACGGTCTTAGTAAAGAGTTCCAAGGCATGATTGAAGATTGTGCTGATATGCTCGGAAGTGACCTTATTACATTAGTTGATCAGATCAAATCTAAGTTTGGCGATGGAGCCGGAGAACAATTTGGCACCTCAATTAGAGATTCATTGCAATCCGCAATGGACGTTCTTACTACAACTAAAGACGGCGTTGACTCTGCTATTAATGGACTTAAAGATCCAATGTCTATACCAGCAACTGATGATGCAGGAATGGATGATATGGCAGACACAGGAATGGATGATGAGGCAGTTATGCCTGCTATGTCCGGACCAGAAGAAGAGCCAACCGGTAGGGAACTAAAGAGTGAACTTGAGTGAGATAACATCAATTGATGGTGATTTTGCTAGTGCAATAAAAATGTTCTTGATAAGAGCATCATTAGATGGCAAAGATACCTTACCAATGGAAGAACTTGTTGGAATGTTAGCAAAACTTGGGTTTCAAGCCAATGGACAAGAAACTGGAATTAGGAATTACATTACTACATTAAAAGGCAAGAATCCTGATTTAGTTTCCGACGTTAATGATACAGATGTAATTTTAACAACAATGCCAAGCGATCCTGGTGACGCTGAAGACAATGAAGAAAAAGTTGATGACATGGCATTACAGAACGCAAAGGCAGACTTAGGAATATGAGTAGAATATTTTATACAGCAACAGAAGCAAGATCTCAGGCACTTCAAGACCTGGTAATCTTAAACGAAGTAAGAGATCTAGAGATTGCAGTAATAACAGCAACCGGAACTGGTGCTGTTGAAACCGAGGTGGTCACCACAACCACCATGGCCGCTCTTTCCACCGATGCAAATTTTGTTACAGCATCAGAATATTATGATACTTTACAAGGTACAAGAGATGATAGACAAAAATCTTTACAAATAACTAAAGTTATAAAGTACTTTGAAGACTTAGGATATACTATAGATCCAGTAACTAACCAATCCACCAGTACTACCTTTAAATGGAAGATTTCCTGGTAATTTTCTTCTTGACAATGTAGTAAAATCCTGTTATACTTAACAGATGATAAAACATAATCTAATATACGACTATAAAAAATTAAATAGAATAGACGGTAAGCAACGTTTATACGAAACACCTGCTGGTGATAAAGTACCAAGTGTTACAACTATCTTATCAAAAACAGGCGACAATAGTGGTCTTATTGCTTGGCGTAAACGTGTCGGAAATGAAGAAGCAAATAGGATTTCAAAAGAATCAACTGGCTTAGGAACACTAGTACACACTCATGTTGAAAACTATCTACTAGGAAAAGAACGTCCGGGTGGTAAGAATCTTGTACATGAAATGGCTACAAGAATGGCAGATAAGATTATTAACGAAGGTTTGCCAAGTGTAACAGAAGTATGGGGAATGGAAGTTCAGTTATACTTTCCAGGTTTATATGCAGGAACAACAGATCTAGTTGGAATGTACGAAGGTGTTCCTGCAATTATGGATCATAAGACGTCTAAAGCATTAAAAAAAGAAGAGTGGATGGAAGACTATTTTATTCAGACTTGTGCATATGCTTTAGCACATAATGAATTGTACGGAACAGATATCAAAAAAGGTGTACTTTTCATGACCACAAGAAATGATAATTATAAAACTTACATTATAGAAGGTAGTAAGTTTAAACAATATACAGAAAAATGGCTCGAAAGAGTGGAAACTTTTTATAGCAGATAAATAAGAGACTGGCGGTAATGTACGATCAAACTTTTTGGGAGACAGATAAGCATAACAGAATGCTACTCTGGAGGAAATGGAGGAGAACTTTAGAAGACCTTCCCCAATCCACTCTATATAATACTATTGCTATGTGGTGGAAGATGGTTCCTATGTCAAATAATACTATTGATATATGGGATCAGGAATCATGGCCAACACCGTGGGAATTAATAGTGTTTCCTAGTTTTTGTTACCCCAGTAGAGGACTAGGAATTTACTATACACTTGCTTTGATAGGTATACAAAGCAACTTAGTACTTGCCCAAAAGGGTAGTGAAACAACTCTTCTGGTGACATTAGAAGATAAAAAACTGTTAAATTACTATGAAGGAGAAGTTCTTGACACTTCTCAATATTCATATGAAGAATTAAAAATTTTCGCTCCGGCTGATATGTACAAGCTGGTTAAAGTATAACTGTATTGCATGGTGTAATAGAAATAAGTACTCTACAAAGAAATATAAAAGGATAACAAAATGAACGAAACGGTAAATGTAGTAAAAAGAAATGGATCAGTTGAACCATTAGATATCAACAAGATTCATGTAATGGTAGAAGAGGCATGTGAAGGACTAGCAGGAGTAAGTGTTTCCCAAGTAGAGATGAATGCAGATTTACAATTTACAGATAAGATTGCAACATCAGATATACAAGAAATTTTAGTAAGAAGTGCAAGTGACTTAATTAGTTTAGATCATCCAAACTATCAATATGTTGCGGCTAGACTTTTATTATACGGTCTCCGCAAAGATGTATTTGGTAAGTTTGATTATGCTCCTCTTTATGACCTAGTAAAAGAAAATGTTAAACAAGGAGTATATGATGCTGAGTTATTAGAAATTTACTCAGAAGAAGATTGGAATCAACTTGATACATATATGAATCATACAAGAGACTTAGACTTTACATTCGCTGGAATGAGACAAGTAGCTGACAAATATCTAGTACAAGATAGAAGTTCAGGACATATATACGAAACACCACAATATATGTATATGTTAATTGCCGCAACTATTTTTGCAAGTTATCCTGATAATAAAAGGTTATCATATATTCGCCGTTACTATGATGCTATTTCTACATTTAAAATTAATATTCCGACTCCAATTATGTCGGGTGTTCGCACTCCAATAAGACAGTTTGCTTCTTGCGTTCTAGTTGACGTAGACGACACATTACCTTCGATCTTTAATAGTTCTTCTGCCGTTGGATATTACATTGCTCAACGTGCTGGTATTGGACTTAATTTAGGTCGTGTTCGTAGTATTGGATCTAAGATTCGTGGTGGTGAAGTAGCACACACTGGAGTTATTCCTTTCCTAAAAGTTTTTGAATCAGTAGTGCGTTCATGTACACAAAATGGTGTTCGCGGTGGAAGTGCTACAGTACATTTTCCTATCTGGCATAAAGAGATTGAGGATATTATTGTACTAAAGAATAATAAAGGAACGGAAGATAACAGAGTCCGTAAGCTCGACTATTCAATTCAGATCAGTAAGATCTTTTATGAAAGGCTAATTGAAAGTAAACCAATTAGTCTTTTTTCACCTCATGACTGCCCAGGATTATATGAGGCATTTGGTGATAATGATGCATTTGACGAATTATATTTAAAGTATGAAAAAGACAAAAGTATTCCTAGGACTGAAATCCCAGCATATGAATTGTTTACAAGCATTTTAAAAGAACGTGCAGAGACAGGACGTATCTATATTATGAATATAGATCATTGTAACCATCATAGTAGTTTTGATGCTAAAGTTAGAATGAGTAATCTATGTCAAGAAATTACTTTGCCAACAACACCTATTCAAGGTCTTGAGGATGGTGCTGGAGAGATTGCATTATGTATCTTAAGTGCTATCAATGTTGGAACATTAAGAAACTATGATGATTTAGAAAATTTATGTGATTTAGCAGTTCGTGCTTTAGATCAGATAATTGATTACCAAAATTATCCGGTTAAAGCCGCAGAGCTATCCACTAAGGCAAGGCGTAGTTTAGGAATTGGATATATTGGACTAGCACATTATCTAGCCAAAAGAGAATTACATTATAGTGATGACAAAGCCGCTCAAGAAGTTGGACGTTTAACAGAGGCTTTTCAGTATTATCTAATCTCGTCAAGTGTTGAATTAGCAAAAGAGAAAGGTGCTTGTTCTGCATATAATGAAACAAAATATAGTAGAGGTGTTTTACCTATTGATACATATAAAACTGATATTGATGAGTTCTTAGGAACCAAGTTAGAATTAGATTGGGAGGAGTTAAGAGCAAAAGTTAAAGAACATGGTATGAGACATAGTACATTATCAGCTCAGATGCCTTCAGAGAGTTCTTCTGTTGTTAGTAACGAAACAAATGGTATTGAACCACCAAGAGCATTTATGAATACTAAGAAAAGTAAGAAAGGTCCGTTAAAACAGATCGTACCACAGTATAATAAACTTAAAAACAACTATAGTTTCTTGTGGGACGAAGGAGTCAATCAAGGCTATATTAAAATTGTTGCCGCAATGCAAAAGTTCTTTGATCAAGCAATTAGTGGCAACTGGAGTTATAACCCTAAGTTATATGAAAATAATGAAGTACCAATGAGTGTTATGTTTAATGACTTATTAACAACTTACAAATATGGTTGGAAAACAAGTTACTATCAAAATACTTACGACTCAAAAGGAGAAGACGAAGAATTATTAGGTGAGGTTCCTGAGGAGTTTACCCAACTTGCGGAGAACCCAAGTATTGTAATAGAAGAGGAAGAGTGTGAGGCATGCAACATTTAAAGAAAACCGTATTTAATAAAAATAAAGTAGATTATACAAAACAACCGATGTTTTTTGGTGAAGAATTAAACTCTCAACGTTTTGATGAGTTCCGTTATCCTGTGTTTGATAAGTTAACACAAACACAACTTGGATATTTCTGGAGACCAGAAGAAGTTAGTTTACAAAAAGATAGAAGTGATTATCTAAACTTTACTGATTCTCAGAAGTTTATTTTTACAAGTAACTTAAAGTATCAAACGTTACTCGATAGTGTTCAAGGTAGAGGTCCGGCGATTGCATTTGTACCTTATTGTTCGTTACCCGAGCTAGAAGCATGTATGATTACTTGGGATTTCTTTGAAACTATTCATAGCCGCAGTTATACTCATATTATTAAAAACATATATCCTGATCCTAGCGAGGTTTTTGATACTATTCTTGACGATGAAAAAATTGTTGCTAGAGCAGAAAGTGTAACAAAAGCATATGATGATTATATCAATGATGCACAATATTACTCAGCCACAGGTAAAGGTGATTTACGAGAAATTAAGAAAAAATTATATCTAGCAATGGTTAATGTTAACGCATTAGAAGGTTTGCGTTTTTATGTATCTTTTGCATGTACCTTTGCATTTGGTGAATTAAAAACAATGGAAGGTTCTGCTAAGATTGTTAGTTTAATTGCTAGAGACGAAAGTCAGCATTTAGCAGTTAGTACACATATTATTAAGAATTGGATGAAAGGTGATGATCCAGAAATGGTTTCTATTGCTAAAGAATGTCAAGATGAAATTGGACTCATTTATGATAAAGTAGTAGAGGAAGAAAAGGAATGGGCAGATTATTTGTTTACAAATGGTTCTATTGTTGGACTAAACGAAAAACTATTACATATGTTCATTGAGCATACTGCAAACAAAAGACTTAAGAGTTTAGGATTACCAATTCGTTATAACCAGAGTCCAAACGATAATCCGTTACCTTGGACACAACATTGGCTTTCAAACAAAGGAGTACAAAATGCTCCGCAAGAAACAGAAATTGAAAGTTATGTTATTGGTGGAATTAAACAAGACGTAGACAAAGACACATTTACAGGATTTAAATTATAATGTTAGTATCAACTAAAACAAGAAAAAAAGGAGATGTGATCTCTATAAAACTATCAAATGGCGAAGAGCTTATTTCTAGTTTTGTCGAAGAACAGGATACACATCTCCTTATTGATAGGCCAGTAGTTTTACAATCTGGTCCCAAAGGAACTCCAGCTTTGATGCCGTTCTTTATGACAGCATCACCTGATGCTACAAGAGACATACAGTTAAGCAAAACTCATATTGTTATGATTGCTGATACTGATGCTCCTTTAGCCAAGCAGTATACCTCAGCAATGTCAGGAATTATACAAACAGGAGCCATTCCAGGGTTGCAAGTTTAATAAATACTTGTATGACTGAAGTTCACAGAGATACAGATTCTAGAATATGCGGAGCACAAACCGTTGTTGCTGGTAACTCAACTGTCTTTGCAAATAATTTACTGGTAAGTGTTGATGCAGATCCTAATTCACACGGCTCCGGCAGTATTATTGCAAGTACAAAAAATGTTTATGCTCATAACAAACTAATTGTTGAGAACGGTGATGCCGCTAACCCGGATTCATTATGCCCAATACCACCTCATTGTGGCCCAGACACTAGTTCAGGGTCTCCTAATGTATTTGTAGGAAGTTAGCATGGTTAATATTCCAGTAATCCCAGGAGTCAATGTTCAAACACAAGGAATACTCAATAAGTCTATTAAAGACATAATTTGTGCGATACTCTTTGGCGGTATTGGAAACCTTTTAAAAGGAAATATCATATGTATTGAAGCAAATATAAACGAGATGCTTGAAGATGCTGGATATGCTAACTTATATGATATAAAAGACGAATTAAGATTACTACAAGATGAAGTTAAAGCATTTAACGACCACTTAGGTATAAATGATATAACGCAAAGGATTAATGATGCGTTAGCAGAAGTAAGATATCTACTAAGTCTAGGAGGATTATGTCCTGTTCCAATTAAGATACCAAATATTAACGGAGATATATTAGATCAAGTCACTGATAATGTTTTTAATAACTTACAAGGTGTATTAAGTGCATTTGGTCCATTGCTAAAACCTAAAATTTGTATTGATGCACAAGGAAGAATAAACACAGGATCTTTTGATCCAGGTAGTATACTTGATAATATCAGGAAAGCATCACAAAATGCGTTAAATGCTGGAAGTGTAATACCATCAAGTATTACATCAGGCTTTAATAACCAAATAAGCGGTGTTACAAGCAGTATTAAACAGGCAAGGGCAATAGAACTATTTCCAGACTTTAGACACAAGCATAACTTATTAACAGGAGCACCTGTTGTTGCTGGACAACCAGCGATAACTATTGCCGCTAGACCATCAGATGCTGATATTGCCGCAGTAGCTGGACTTTCGACTACAAGTGGCCCAGCATTTGAGGCCGCAGGAGCCTCTTATCCTCCTCAAGGAAATCCTAATTTAACAGATGCAACTAAGCAAGCACAACAGTTGGTTGCCAATGTTGCAAATAGTGCAAACTATCCTATTAATGCTGATAAAAATCTATGGGCAAGAGCATTGGGACCTGAAGTATATGCATTAGCATTAGATGCTTTAAACGGAGATGACCCATTTGTAGGTCAATCTCAAGATGTCTATGATTATTGTGGAAGAGTAGTTTCGCAAGAAACACAAACTATTACCGGAGATCCATTAGGTGCAGGATTGTCAGATACTACAGATGCAAATCTAACACCAACACCAATAAACTATAGTTTACTATGGATTGATGCACCAGCACAAAGTAGGGTTGGTTGGGCAGTTAGTGGAATTACAGAAGAAGCATTAGTACCAGATGACTATGGTTGCGAAGTACTAACACCAGCACTAGCATTAAACCCTGAAATTGAGTTATTTCAAGGCAAATCTCATATACTAAGTCTGCCACCAAGTAACCCAAATGTTAATTCTTTGGAAATAAGCAATTTTGGCTATAAAGATAACGGTTTAAGTGCCGTACGGACCCAAATTTCCTACGAAATGCCAGTTGGACAGGAATTTTACATATACGAAGCCAAATTAGACGGTTCAGGTAATAGAGTACCCGATATAACGAAGAGATGGACAAATGGACTGGTTCGTTTTGAATTTTCTGAATACTTAGATGAAGCAAATGGCAGAAACGAAGATCAAATTACTTGGGCTCAATCATTTATTCCGGATTTAATTCCAGATCCAAATGATACCAATAAGCAATTTGATTCTCAAGGACGATTGTTAAAGAGTACTTTGATACAAGCACCTTTACCAACCGAACCTGGTGAAGTTTGGACTGATAATGGATCAGTAGTATACGATAGTCCTACAGGTGGCAATCCAATCTTAGTAAAAACTTGGAAACGAGCAGTAGCAAATCTAGCAGTTGGCGAGAATATGCTTATTGAAGTAGACAGTACCTTCCCTGATTACCTAACCTACAGTAATGAGGCTGGTACCGTATTTGGGCTACTAAAAATAACGTAGGATGGAGATATTTTTGATATGTTTGGTATTGTTCTTGCTCATTGTAGCAATTATGAGTATAGGCCTCCTAAAAGGCCGTTCTGTAAGAGGAACATGTGGTGGTGCAGGTTACGTTTGCTCCATGTGTGGAGAGGTAAGTGTACTCCCTCAGAAGAAAAAGGTTGACATTACGGACCTTTAGTGCTATGTTATACATAATAGTGTAATATATGAAAGGATTTAAGTGATGCATGTTAGTAAATTGTCTATTGTTGCGGCGTTGTCGCTCATAATGATGTTAATAACATTTAACATAGCAACGGCTCACGAATATTCATACAAGCATTATCATAATTCTCATGATAGTTGGGACGTTGACAGGTATGATGATTATAGTTACTATCACAGTGATTATTATAAACGTTATAAAAGAAATGATCGCGAAAGAGAACATTGGGATTGGTATTATGACGATAAGAGTGGCCCAGAAAGAGAGGACACATATTACATGCCAACACCTTCTCCAATAATCGTGCAACCTGTTCCTCCTATAGGTTATGAAAGAGTTATTGCATATGATAACTTATGTCATTGCAATATATACGTTCTTGTACCTATCAGACAGTAATCTTAAAACCCTACCTA